ATTGGCGTTTCAAAAAAGGGTCCTGTTAACACACCTATTAGACTAACAACTGTAAATGATTTAGAATCTATTTTTGGAGCGTTAGATAGAGGATTAGAAAGAAAAGGTTCATTTTTCCACAGAACAATTAGTAAAATGCTGGAATCATCACCTGTCTTCGCTATCAATCTTTTAAGCACTGATGACACATTAGATGTAATTGAGTATAAATCTTTATCATCTTCATCTGGGTATATAAATGATATTGAAAGAGAAGGACCTTATAGAAGATTCTTTGACACTACAGGTTTCTGGAAAAGAGATACTGAGTCTTTCATTAACTTAACTAAGACAAATACTGGTTACGCAGAAAGAGCGTTTAGTTTAACTAATCTATCTGATAAATATGTAACTGCTTTTGTTTTCAAAAGTCAAGTTATTGGATTTGATAGAACTTTAGTTGAGTGGTATGGTTCTATAGACAAATTGCCTTCATATTTAAATGCTAATGATTACGCATCTGACTACTTAGTTGATGTTGTTATTGTTAGTGGAGATTGGTCAGATTACCAAAACTTAGCCATAGATAGTAGATGGAGTGCTTACTTCAGCGCATCTGGTCTAGTAAAAGGACAAATTAGAAGCTTTGCTAATGATAGAAATGTTACTTTATTAGCTTACTACGAAGGATTGTCTTTAATTCCATATTTTAGAAATGCAAATGGAACAAACATATTTATAGAAACTACTATCAATAGAGATACTGATAAAACTGGTATATTCTGTGCATTCAACTCTGATTTAGTTGAAACTGATTACTACAATGGTAGATTAGACTTAGTGGGTCAAACTATTGCTGGTGTTAATGAGGCCGAAATTGAATTTTTATCATATAAAGAAAAAATAGCTGAATCAATTGAGATTACAGCAGTACCTCTTGACTTACCAGGTAACGTAACAGCACTTTTAGGTGGTGGATACGGTTACTCATCAGGTCAAAACTATCACGCATTTGTTGATGGTTCTAATAATCCATTAAGTTCTGGTATAGCTACAAACGCTAATAACAGAACAGCTTATTTTGCTGAAGGATATGTTTATAATGTTACACTAGGTGCTACTTCATCAGCATCGGCTTCTATATCAGTTACATATAATGTAGCAGACACTGCATTCGCAATGATAGGAGGTGTTCAAGTTCCTGTTTCGGGTACTACTTCTTTAGTAATAGATTCTGCTGACTATCCAAACACTGGAGTTACAACATCTTATGTATCTACATTTATTTTAGATTCAACTGGTGAAATATTAGTTGTTAATAACTTAACAGGAGTTACAACTGGAACACCAACTAAACCTTCTGTATCAGCAAGTGATATAGTTTTGGGATATGTTGAATTCAAAGTGATAGGTGGTTCAATAGCTCAATATTTAACTTCATTCAATAATATAAATATTGACCAAAATGGATTTGTTGATTTCACTTTTGGAAATTCAAATTCTTATGATTATTTCATAGGAACACATAGTACTGCGGATTCAGGAGTAATTAAAATTGAATTCAAAAACACAAACTCTGCTCCTTCTACAAACAATTACGCACAATATAGAAGATTCAAAATGTTTAACAGATTAGTGGATTTAATTGATTCACCAAATAAAGACAAAATGACTTTAGTTCTAGACACTGATGGAGTAACTGGTGAAAAAGCTAGTTTATCTACAATGACAATATCAAATATTGTAACAGTATCAACATCTAATAAATCATTTATATTAAACACTGGATTAACAGATGCTAAATTAGCTGATATATTAAATGGTACATTTATTATCTACACATTAGATAATGAGTTCTTCTTAGGAACTGACTCAGTTATCACAAAAAATACTATATCAACTACAACAGCCGGTATTGTAGCTAAATACTCTAAATTCTACTCAAGATTCTATGATGGTATCATAAACACTGGAGATTATTTCTACGGAAATCTAATTCCAACTGCTGGTGATACTTATACTGTAGTATTTGTAGACGGAGAAGTAGCAGCTGGAACAACATCATCTTTCTCAGGATTTAACTATGTTTTATTTGACGGAAATAATCTTAATGCAAATGGTGATTTTGAATATGGTGCTCAATTTATCGTACCAGGATCTACTTTAAATACTGGATCATTCACTAACATAAGTGGTACAAATGATTCTTTAAGTCCATCAGCTAGAGCAACAGCTCTTGGATACTCTGGATACTTAGCATATGAAGTAAATGAAGAAGTTGTATATGAAGAATTATTAGACGTAAGTTTAATTTATGATTACTTAAAGAAACATTACTTAAAAATGTATTTAGATAATACAAATATATTAGAAGTGGCATTTATGGATGAAGGATTCACAGCAACTGAAGCAGTTGATACACTAGCTGACAACACATTCTTTATACAATCTGCTAAGTCTAACTTCAAACAAACTATTGAAATTGAAGTTCCGATAGGATATGTTCAAGTACCTAATAAGATTCTTATTAAAGGATCGAGATATACTGAAGTTAAAGTTGGTGATTTCTTATCAGCATACTATGATGAAACATTGTTAAATGTTGGTGAGGTTCCAAGAAAACTTACAAGAATTTTAAGTAAGAAACAATACTCAGGAGATGCTACATTAGTAGAAATAACTTGTGACTCTAGAATCGAAACTAAAAACTTTAGTGGTGATTTACAAACTACAAGATATTCTTCAATTGATAACTACGCAACTACTTACAAAGCTATCTCTCTTAAAGGATTTAGAATCAGACAAGCTTCTTTACCTGATGGTACTGAAACTAGACAAAATGCTATTCTTAACTTAGTTGCTAAAGGAACACCATTGTTCAAAGCGGTAACTAACAAAGAAGCAATTGACTTCAGATATTTAATTGATTCATTTGGTCTTGGTTTAACTGAAAGATCTAAACAACAATTAGTTGATATCTGTGGAGAAAGATTAGATGCTCTTGGAATATTGAATATGCCTTCAATGAAGTCATTCAAGAATTCATCATCTCCCTCTTTCGTAAATACTGAAGGTGTTTTACAACTTGAGTATGTTTCTAAAGGTGGTGACCCAGAAAGCTCTCCAGCATTCCTTTACTCATTCGGTGATGGAGCAGGAACAACAGCAGTAGGTTACTTTATGCCTTATGTGACAGTGAATGATAATGGTAGACCAGTAGATGTTCCACCATCATCTTATGTAGCTTCAACTTATATGAGAAAACAAACTTCTAATGTAAGTGGAACAACTCCTTGGACAATCGCAGCGGGTGTTACTAATGGTAGAATTACTAATATAACAGCAACTGAGATGGACTTTACATCAACTGACATCGAATGGATTAATCAAGCTCAAATGAATCCTATCGTATTCAAGAGAAATAGAGGAAATGTAATCGAGACTGAAAATACAGCTCAAACACTTTACAAATCAGCTCTTTCTTACTTACACGTTAGAGAAGTTCTTATTGAACTTGAAAGAGAATTATCAAGAATGTTATTAGACTTCCAATGGAAATTTAATACACCTGATATTAGAGCAGAAATTAAACTTAGAGCAGACGTTATCTGTGAAACTTATGTAAGTAAGAATGGTTTATACAACTACTTTAATAAAATGGATGAAGAAAACAACACTAATGAAATCATTGATAACCAAATTGGTGTTCTTGATACTTATGTTGAACCAATCAAAGGTATGGGTATCATTGTAAACAATGTAACTATATTAAGAACTGGAGCAATCGACGCAGGTGGATTCCAATAATAAATACTTTAATTAATATTAAAAAAACCTCTAAGAAATTAGAGGTTTTTTTTATTTAATAAACTTTCTAACTTTTTATTATATAAACATAGTATATTCATAGGGAAACTAAACTGATGAATATATAATAAAAAATAATAAAATTAAATATGTCTAAAGATAAAGAAATGAGTGAAGAAGATTATCTTAAAAAACACCTTGGTGATTTGGATAATCCTAAAAATGTTATGAATAATGATATTCCTTTTGTAGCTCAACCTAAAATCGACAACACAAGAACTACTGATCTTCAGTTTTTCAACTTTGACATTAAAGAGTTACCTTGTGGTGATTTTTATCCAAGTGGTACTGTTTTCATGGTAAGACCAGCACAAGTAAGAGAAATTCAAGCTTACTCAATGGTAGATGATAATAATTTCTACGATATTGTTGAGAAGATGAATGATATTTTACAATCTTGTGTAAGAGTTAAATATCCTGATGGTAAAGTAGGATCTTATATTGAGGTTAAAGACCAAGATAGATTATTCTTAGTTTTCTTAATCAGAGAATTAACTTTCCAACAAGGAAATTCATTAACAGTGAACTCAAAATGTTCATGTGGTGAAGATGTTCAAATGGAATTAAAAAGAGATCATTTCTCATTCCATGAAGTTGATGAAAAACTTGAAAGATATTTTAGTGCGTCAACTAGAACATATCACTTCAGTACAATAAACGGTAGAGAATTTGAATTAACCCCACCAAACATTGGACTTCAAAAATCATTTACAGATTACATTCTAAAAGAAAGTAATGAAAAAAGAACACCTAATTTATCGTTCTTAAAAATCATTCCTTTTATGTTAGCAGGAAGAACTTCTATAACTTATGAAGGAATTAAAGCTAAATTAAAAGAATTTGAAGAAATAGATGATATTTCATTTCAGTTCTTAAACGCAGCAGTTGGTAAAATGACCTTTGGTATCAAAGAATTGAAGAAGAAATGTGCGTGTGGTGAGGAGGTCCACACAGACATGCAATTTCCCAACGGAGCGTCAAGTATTTTCGTTATTCACGATGCCTTTGAAGCATATATTAAAGAATAAATTAATGCTTCAAAAACACTTTCACACACAGGAAGCGGCTATGGATGAATGGCCTTTCTGGATGTTTGAAGAAAACATCAAACTTGTAAATGAAATTGTTGAAGAGGAAGATAATAACAGGAAAAAAGACGAGGAAGGACAGCAAAAGAATATGCCAAACTTTGATGCAAACTCAATGATGAGAAACGCATCTAACATGACTAATAACATGCCAAAATTCTAATAAAAAGAAACCCACTAAATTTAGTGGGTTTTTTGTTTACTATAATACATAAAAAAACCCATCAGATATCTGATGGGTTTTTATTTTAATATTATTATACTTATTAGTATCCAGAAATAAGTGGTGGATTAATAGTAAAGTTGTTATCAATATACTCATCAATGAAGTAATCATAGATAAAGTCAGCTTGAAGATTCTCCATAATGTTTGCAGATGCCCAATCAAGTGCGTAACCTGCTAATTTGTTAATTTGAACGTTTTGGAAAGTAACACGTCTTAATACAACACCTTTTTTATCATGTTGGTTAACGATAACTGTACCAATGATATCACTCTTATAGTGAAGTGAACCATTTTGTGAGTTAAATACTAAGTCATACCAAGCTTTCAACGCATTCCAAGTTTCCATCGAACCCTGTTGGTTTACGTTAACGTTAAAAGTAATGTTAAACGCTCCAGCAGTTTTAGTTGGACTTGTTAAGAACTGACGAGTTGAATACTTGAACCTTTGTTCTTTAATAGCAACGTCAAATTCAGTTAAGTTCATATCAATTTTTAAAGCATTTTGCAAAAGCAAAATAGGATTTCTTCCTTGTGCCTGTAATATAACAGGTAATACAAAGGTAATCTCAAACAAGTTAAGGTATACTACCTCATCAGGTAATGTACCTGGACCACCAGGTGAACCTGTATTAATTAATTGGGTAAAATGTGGTAATGGCATATTTTTTTTAATTATTTTTTATAAAGTATATATTTTAGTTCTTTCTTCCTTTAGCTCTATTTTAAAAATTATGTTGTGAAAAATGCCATTTCCACTTTTTAATAAATACAATATATGGACTGTAATTATAGATACTGTAATAAAGAAATTGTTTGGGGTAGACCAGATAGAAAATTTTGTAATAAAAATTGCAAGTCAAAAGAAAATGCTATATCAAAAGAATTAAAGTCACTTAATAGAAGAAATAAAAGAAATAAGAATTTTGTTGAAAAATCAAATATTAAACATAACTATAAATATAACTACGACTTAACAGTCTATGAAAACTGTAGAACCAAAGTTAAAATAATATGTCCAACACACGGAGAGTTTGAACAAACACCAAATGCTCATTTATACTCAGGAAGTGGTTGTGAAAAATGTGCTAGAGAAGCTAGAAGAAAAGAAACAATATCACAATAATTTCATATAAAAAGAAAAGATTTTTTAATGAAGGTTTTTATAACAACAGATTGGCATTTTGGAGTATATCTTAATAACTTAGATAAGTGGTTAGATATGATGGAAGATTACTTCTATAACTCTTTTATTCCTTACATCAAAGAAAACGCTAAACCAGGTGACATTCTTATTCACTGTGGTGACTTATACGACAACAGAACATCTATTCCTATCATTGCTTCATATAAGGCAGAGAAGATACTCCTAGAGCTTTCTCAGATACTTCCTTTACATATTATCGTAGGTAACCATGACTTATGGAACAAAGGGTCAAATGATATTAACTCAGTTAGATTATTCAATCACGTTAAAAATGTGAGTGTTTATACAAACACAACAATAATAGAAGCCAATGGTCAAAAATTAGTTCTTATGCCTTGGATTGAGAAAAGGTTAAATATGATTAAAGACATTAATGAAAATCCAGGTGATTATCTTTTCTGTCACTCTGACTTAAATGGTTGTAAAATGCACTTAAACTCAGTAGCACATAGAAACGCTGACAAGATTGATGTAGATGACTTTGGTAAATATAAACACGTCTTTTCTGGACATATTCATATTCGTCAAACAAACAAGAATTTTTCGTTTATAGGGTCGCCTTATCAAATGGATAGAAATGATATGGGAGACCAAAAAGGCATCACCATACTCGACTTAAACACTAATGAAATCGATTTTGTACCTAACACATACTCTCCAGTTTTTAGAAAATTTAGAGTTACTAATGAAGATGATATTGATAAATTAGATGAGTTAAGAGGAACTAAAGATTATATTGATTTAGCTATATCAAATAACCTTTTAATCAATAATAGGAAGCTTCGTAGAAAGTTAGAAGTAATGTTAGAGAAAGGTAATTTTTCTTCTGTAGAATATATTGATGATATTACTAAAGAGTTGGTAGATGGTGAAGAGGTAAATGAATCTAATGAAATTGAATTTGATGAAAATGGAATGGAAATATCTGTTCAATTAGAATATGAGGATTATATTAAAGAGTATATCCTAAAACAATCTTATGATAATGATAAATTCAAATCAGGCATTGTAAATGAATTTGATGAAGTCATTAGAATATACA